AAAAGGCAAGACGGAAAATAAGGGAAGCACAAATGGGAAGTGGAAATTCTCGGTATGGGACACATTGGTCTATAGAAGAAAGAAAAAGAAGAAGTGAAATGGAGAAAGGAGAAAAGGGGAACAACTGGAAGGGGGGTATTTCCTCAGAGAATAATAGAATCAGGGGAAGTATCGAAACTCGATTGTGGAGAGAGGCAGTCTTTGCCAGGGATAACTGGACTTGTCAAAAATGTAGGGCAAGAAGTGGGAGTAAAACGGTTTATCTCCATTCACACCACATCAAGAACTTTGTTGAATATCCTGATTTGAGGTTTGCTATTGATAATGGGATTGCTTTTTGTAAGGATTGTCATTGGAAGTTTCATAATATATATGGCAGGAAAAATAATAATGAGGCACAGATTAAAAAGTTTCTAAGAATAAGATGACTAAATATCATTCTCGCACCACTATTTGTAATCAAGGGCATAAACACGCTTCAAAGAAAGAAGCTAATCGCTGTGATGAGCTTACCCTATTGGAAAGGGCAGGAGTGATAATGGCGTTAAAACAACAAGAAAAGTTCTCTTTACAAAAGGGGTTTAAGTATCGAGGTAAAACAATAAGACCAATAACTTATAGAGCTGATTTCAGCTATTGGGACAAGGAGAAAGGATACTTTGTGGTTGAGGATGTCAAGGGATTTAAGACTCAAGTTTATCGGTTAAAAAAGAAGATGTTTCTAAATAAGTTAAAAGATAAGAAGATAGAGTTTATTGAAACCTAGCGATGCGATGGGTACCAAGAGTTAAAAATTATTCACTTAAAGATATTTAACAAACAATATGGGTCATTCTATAGTCATAAGCAACTTGAAGAATTTATAAACAAAAGGCCAAGGGTTAAGGAGTATAGCACGGTCGAGTTGAGCAATAGGGGTATGGTGATACCTGAGCGTAAGTGCTAAAATATAAGTACTATGCAACGGAAAAACCAGCAGAGTGCTCCACCTGATACCCCTAAAACAGCCGATAAGATAAAAGACAATGGCTTGGTAGTTAAAAGAAGAAGAGGGGTGATGCCCCTTAGCTTCAAGGGCTTGGATGGCAAGCATTACACGTTAACTCCAAAACAGAAATATTGGTGTGATACTTATTTAGAAGAAGGGGCAAATCTTACCACTGCTTCATTAGAGGTTTACAAGGTAACAAACAAACACTTATGTAAGATCCCATGGAAGTTGTTAGGCGATAAGGAAAAAAGAAGGCGAATGGCCGCCGAAAAGACTGCTTCTGAGATAGGAAGAGAAAACTTAGGAAAGCTTGGGATCAAGAGCTATATCAATAAAATTCTCTCCGATGAGGGCTATACTGATGACGTTGTTCAATTAGAACACTTCAAGAACATCAAGCAAGACAGGAGCCTATCTGCCAAGAACGCCGCCCTTGATATGTATTACAAGAAAAGGGGCAGTTATGCGCCAGAAGAAAGGAAAGACACGGTAACTTTGGTGGAGCTTGTTAAATATGCCAAACCCAAGAGTGAATAAAATTAGGCTTCCTTATAAGTTTTCTCCCCGCGAGTATCAGCTACCAGTCCTAAGAGCGCTGGACAGCGGAATAAAAAGGGTGGTCTGGGTTGCCCATCGGCGTGCAGGAAAAGACAAGAATTTCCTCAATTACACTGCGAAGGCCATGTATGAGAGGGTTGGTGCTTATTACTACATCTTCCCAACCTACAAACAAGCAAAGAAGGTTATTTGGAATGGAATGGATAGGGATGGTTTTAAGTTTATGGATCATATACCGCAAGAGATCAGAAGGAGAACGGATAATACCGATATGCTGATCGAGACGCTCAATAAATCGATTTTTCAATTGGTTGGTTCGGATAAAATTGATTCGCTAATGGGTGCTAACCCGATTGGCTGTGTTTTTTCAGAATGGGCGTTACAAAACCCGGCGGCTTGGGATTACCTTAGGCCCATCCTTGCCGAGAATGATGGTTGGGCAGCCTTNATATATACGCCAAGAGGGAAAAACCANGGTTGGAATATCTTAGAGCTTGCCAGATCCTATCCTGATCTTTGGTATTCAGAGGTTTTAACGGTGGAGGACACCAATGCAATCCCCAGAGAGACCCTAGAACAAGAGAGGAGAGAGATTATCAGAAAAGATGGCAACGATGCGCTTTACCAGCAAGAATATATGTGCAGTTTTGAAGTGCCGATTCAGGGTTCTTACTATGCCCAACAATTAATGACAGCCGATGAAGAAGGAAGGGTTAGCGGTGTTCCTTATGATCCGGCGACTGCGGTACACACGTCTTGGGATTTGGGAATTGATGACTCAATGTCTATCTGGTTCTTTCAGGTGTGCGGCAGGGAAATCCATTTTATCGACTATTTTGAAAGTAGCGGCGAAGGAATAAATTATTACATTAAACATCTCAAGGACAAGAAGTATGTGTATGGTTCTCATTATGCGCCTCACGATATTAAAATCCGGGAGCTATCGACTGGGAGGAGCCGCCTAGAAACAGCCAAGAGGCTTGGTATTAGGTTTGAGGTAGTGCCAAAACTTTCCCTTGAAGATGGCATCGAATCGTGTAGGAATATACTTAATCGGTGTTGGTTTGATAAAGCTAAATGTGAGCGGGGCCTATCATCATTGAGGAGCTATCACAAGGAATGGGATGAGGAGAATCAGGTTTTCAGGTTGAAGCCAAAACACGATTGGTCTAGCCATGGGGCTGATTCTTTCAGAACCTTTGCGGTAGGGTTTAAAGAGAAGGTACAAGAACAGTCTGCTATCATCAATGAAGTAATTGTTGACCCATATAGCTATGACTAATATGTGGGAGAATTATAAAAGATAGATAAAAATATGCCAAAAGGTATTTATATAAGAACAAAAGAACAAACAAAGAGGCTTGTAAAACGAAACAAGTCTAAAAAACAGAGAAACGAGGCACATCATATTGAGAGCTGGGCTAAATATCCAAAATTAAGATTCAATATAGATAACGGGGTATCTTTATGTAAAAAGTGTCATATTTTTGTAGACAAAACGAAGGAGGGATATCAAGATTACTAACCCGTTTGTTCCTGCCAAACCAGAAAAGATGGTTACTGCTCGGATTTCCGGGAAGGAAGCCAATCTGATTAAAATACTAAGGAAATACCCTTACGGTAAGTTTGTTATTCACAAGGCTAACAATGTTTTGATAAGAATAGAGATTCAGGATAGTCAACTGATCAAAGAAGAGAATGGGCTTGATCTTGCTATCGAATAGTTTTAAAGGTATGTTGACTTTAATTTTTTAGCGATATAAAATATAATTATGAATGGTATAGAAATGCCAGTTTCCCAGACAGGTAGAGATTTACCACGCTTTTCTTTTAGGCAAGAGGAATTGCCAGAAGTTAGGATGTGGGAGGTAAACAGCGAACACTACATTATATTGAAGGTAGAGATGATCAGTAAGAGAAATGAGAAGGCTTCTTATCTTGACGATTCCGGTGATAGAGAAAAGATTGAAGGAACTTTTCAAGTATTGAATGTTAAACCTCTTGGCAATACCCCAGTTGATGCGAAAACGCTAGAGAGAAAAGATTGGGAAAGAACAGTCGCCGATGCAAGAAGTGGTAAAATATAGGCAGTATGTCCTATCCTGTCAAAGAAACCACAGTTTATAATATCGATATTACTCTTGCTGACACAGAATACCCGTTGGCACTTCCTTCCAGTACCAGAGAAATAAGATTTAGATGCAGAACTCTTTTTGACATTCGATACAGCTTCACAGGGGGGAAGGTGGCAGTACCCACAAGCCCTTGGCTTGTTCTTCCGGCGGGTTCAGATTACTATTCCGATAATAACGACCTCACCGCCAAAACTATCTATTTTGCTTGTGGTAACGCAGGGAAGACCGTTGAATTGGAAATATGGACTTGATTTTATGAAAGCAAAGCTATGAAACGAATATCTGGGCCATCAATAGGGTTTCTTGACACTCGGTATCTAGGCATAGATGACGCACTTTTAAGACCACCCGTAGAAGATTGGCATGACCCGACAGGAGGATTACCAGAAGACCCCGAGGTTGGTGATAGATATATTTCTGACGCCACTGCGGAGGGATGGGAAATAGACCATATTTACGAGTGGGACGGTGATGAGTGGATAGAATCAGAACCAGAAGAGGGATGGATGGTGTGGATGATTCTTGAGTTTATGTTTTACTTTTTCTTTTCTGGTGGGTGGGTAGAGGCTAATAGTAAGGTTGGTGTCGACATGGATGCTACTCCAGGCTATATCGGAGCAACGGGAGCAGACGGAGTAATAAGAACAGGTTCGCCAATAAGTTACACCGATGGCGGTAATTTTGTAACTCTAGACATAGCCGCCAATGGAATCAATGACACCCACATTGATTGGGGGACTGGAGCTAATCAAGTCAGTGCGGTAGATATGCCCATCGCCGATAGTGGCAATTATTTTACCGGAACGGAGGTGGAAACAGCCTTGCAAGAGATAGGGTGTGGGACAACCCTAGACACCCGTTACTTGCAACTTTCAGGTTCTATCGCCAGTATCACAACCAGAGATCATCACCTCTTAACGGGGCTTACTGATGATGACCACTCACAATACCCTTTACTTATAGGTAGAGTAGGCGGTCAGACAATAAAGGGTGGCACAGCCGTAACCGACATTCTTAAACTTCAAGGCACATCAGGCAATGGCACTTTAACCTCTCCTGCTATTCAGTTACTTACAGGTAACAATGGGACAACTA